TTGGCGGAGAAGGAGGGATTTGAACCCTCGCGGCAGTTATCCCACCCTACTCCCTTAGCAGGGGAGCATACACATTTCTAAAACCCCTGTATTTACGTGCTTTTCAGCACATATACCATTCTATTATGCGTTATATGTTAGCAGTAATCTTGCTTACTTCTTCCTCCCAAACGTAACCTCATACGCGCCCATCGCCGCCAAAGTCGGTATCACCGCGTTCACAATCGCCAGCGCCGCGTTCTCCGGTGTCAGTCCGCCGCCGAAGGCCGCGCTCGCCACCATCAGCACCAGGCACACCACGTACACCAGCAGCCGCGTGGGAATCTTCCACACCTTGTCCAGCGGTGCCTTGATGAGTTGCACGAACAGCAGCGCGAACGCCGTACACCCGGCGATGGTCCCAAGCGCCGCCCAGGTGAACGGCTCGGTCGGCAGCGTGCCGCCCCCGCTCTCGGCCACCTGCTCAATCGCGCCCACGCCCTGGGCCACGTCCGCGGCTACCTCGATGACCTCTGCCGCGCACGCCGTCACGGCGAACATCGCCAGTGCGGCAAAAACGGCCAACATCGCAAAGACAATCCTCTTCATGTTCCTATACCTCCTCTGAATCATTTCAGTCCGAAGTGCCCCAGCAGAAACATCACGATTCCAGAGATCACCGCCGCGATAATAGCGTCCCATCGCTTTGCAGGTTTGCTCTTGATCTCGTCTACGTCCACCTTCACACCGTCCACTTTCTTTTCGGTCGATTGCAACGCCATCCCCTGCTTCTCCAGTGCGATCGCCAGTTTCTGGACCGTCTCCGTCAATTCCTTGATATCCGCCTGCTGTTTGAACAGGGTCTTGATCTGTTCCTCCATGCGAACCTGGTTCTCAAGGATTTTCTGGGCCTGCTCCTCATTCAACGGACTCACCTCCTGCCGTAAACCAATTCAGATCGTGTCCATCGCCCGTGATTTTGGACAAATCCACGTCTCCGGCAATCCCGTCCACGCTGCCGGTGCTGGTGTACTGCCACAGGTCGCACTTATGTACGGGCTTCGTGCTGCCGTATCGCGGAATCCAAGTGAAGTCCATCTGGTCTCGGATGCTGGAATAGTCGTATTTGTTATACAGGTGATTGGCGCAGTAACAGCCAACCTTCTTCGCGCCCAACCGCCGCAACTCGTCGATGAACGCCACGATTGCGCCGGTGGTAATGCTGTCCTTCTCGAAGTCACCGGCCCAGAACAGGGGACTATAGTCCTTCGCGTACTTCCAGAACATCCGGGCTTCCTCGCGCGCCTTGTCCTCGTTTGTGGCGATGCTGTAGAAGTACACCCCGAACCGCACGCCCCGCTCCGTCAGCGCGTCCGAGTGCCGCTGGAAGCGCTCGTCCTCATGCACCACGCCGTCACTCTTGCGGTACCCAGCCCGCAGGATAATGAGCGCCGTGTCCCCTATGAACTTGTCATAGTCCACATCGGCCTGATATTTGCTGATGTCGCAAATCTTTGTCCCGCGCTTTACAGGCTCCGGCCCAGCACCCACAGCAGCCCCAGCATCAGCAGCACTGTCAGCATCGTCTCCAGATACATGCTGTTCGCCCTCTTTCAGCAGTCGGGAATATTTGCCACTCACCCAGCCATTCTGTAGCGCGAACTCCACCAGGTGCCATTCGCGCCCGTCAGCAGTCTTGCTTAATCCTCCATAGGGCAGCACGTTTCCCTTGTAGACCACGCCAAGGATGCCCGCGTTGATGTCCGGGGCACTGCGCACATTGACGCTGCCGCCCGTGATACCCACGTACAGTATCAGCGGTTCTTCGTCAGGCCACGCCAGCAGCGCCGCACGGGTCGCCTCGTCGCAGACGCCAGTCACGGGCAAGCCCGCTGCCGCCTGAAACGCTTTCACCGCTTTCTCGGTTTCGCTTCCGAAATCCCCGTCCGCGCCGTATCTTGGCAGGCATCCGGCGTCCCATTTGAGCAACGCCTGTTGCATTTTAGTAACCGCGCTGCCGTGATCGCCCCGGCGCAGTCCTACAGGCTCCGGCTCTGGTGTGGGTTCAGGCGTTTCGTCATAGGTTATCATGGACGCGGGCAATCTGCCCCACTTCGTCCACGGGCCAGATTTGACCTTATTCCGCTTGCAATCGTAGTCAAAGCCCTTCATCTCAACGGTATACCCGCCGCCCACATACACGCCGATGTGCCCGTCCTTCCACACCACAAGCCCAGGCTCGTCGGGTATGGTGCTGATCGGCCCGGTCTGGCTGCATATGGCAATCATGCCATTGGCACTCTTGTCCGGGCAATGGTTTGTCCCGTATTTCGGCTCCGCGCCGAATTCGCCGCCGCTCCAGAAGAACGCCTTTATCATACCCACGCAGTCCGCGCAGGTCCGGCCCTCGGCGATGTCACGCATGTACCCAGATGTCCGGCTGCTGCCGTAGTGACTGGGATATTGCTTCTTCTTGCTCTCGTAAAGGCTCTGGGTGCATCTCTTGCCATAGGTGCCGTACCAGTAGACCCACCCGGCCTTGTAGACCTTTTCGCAGTATTCCGCAAGCTGCTTTCCGGTAAACACGCATCTCACCCCCTTATCTGAAATAAATCAGTGTCACATATATCTCCCTGTACGCACTGCCAACATAGTCCGCCGTCAGCGTGCCGTTAGCCGCCATATAGCAGTTCGCAGTCCCGTCCAAGCGCCCGTTAATCGCAGATGAACACGGACATGTCACCCCGTTTACCGCGCGTCCGGCGTTATAATCCGACGCGACAGTTCCCAAATTCATACGGGCGCTGATGGATGTGTCCGATCTCAAGTCTAACTGTAGTATGTGCAGCTTGCCGATGATTTCAAGTCTCTGACGATTGACAGTTATCCCTGTAGCCGGAGTAAATATGTCCGTCGTGACGGTCTCCCCGCCAAACATAGTATTAACCTCGCCCGTGCTGTAAACGTCAAGGTTTGCCCTCGCCGCTGAAGCCGTGCTTGCGCCAGTGCCACCGCTGTCAACGCCCAGCGGTGTATTCAGCCTCATAGCCCCCGTATTAATGTGGGTAGGCAAGATTTCTGTACTGTTTCCATTTGTATCTGAGCTTTCTATCGAACCGTCGTTGTACATTGTAACGCCGCCGCCACCAATGTTTTCAACGGATACGAAACATATCTCCGCTGGGTCAGCGTATATAGAAACATGTTGATCGCTTAATTCAAGCACATTTCTGTTGTTTGTATTATCAAATTTCAGGCAATCGGAAAACCAGTACATCTGTCGTGTGATTGGCGGTACAACGGATCTATCCGTATAGGTTATATACAATGGCCCGGGCAATCCTTCAGATGTAGGATCACCGACGAATATTTCTCCATTCGTATACGGCAGCGACAGTTTCCCATTTATCGCAGTGATCCCTGCATTATCCCACGAACCGACCTCATTCCCGTTGGCATCCAGCACTCGAAGTGTACCATTCTGGTTATTCAATCCACCCAGCACCAGCGTGCCGCTTCGTATGTAGCTTGCGTTTACATACAGCTGCCCGTCCTGCGTAAGAAGCAGCCCCTGCGCCGTGCCATTGTCCGTCAGTCTGTTGAATATATCCTCCTGCGTCAGCGATTCGTCTATGTCCGTCTCCACCCGTTCCATGGCCTGAGTAATAAGCTGCGCCTGTTCCTTCGTCACGCCCTTGGGCTGTGCCCGCTCATTAAGCGCATAGGTCAGGCCCTTGCTTTCAAGCGCCGTGTGCCTGTTCAGCCCGAACGCGACATTGGTCAACGCGCCGCTGTAGGTGTTCCCGTCCTTGTCTGTGAAATCCACCAAATCCATGGGCCAGAGATACGGCGCGTTTGAGACTACGGCTGTAAACGGCCTGTAGACAAACCCGTTCACCGCCGTATTGACAGCGGGCAGCACCGTGGCCACAATCGGCCCGACCAGTGCGTTGCCCGTCAGGTCTATTGCGTAATCGTCTGTCCCCTCCACGATCTCAACCCCGCTGGCGTTGGTGTACACTGCGCCCGTGATGGTCAAATCGTCCTCAAAGAAATCGCTGCTGAACCGGTTCGCCGTGGTGGTCTCATAGCCCGTCACGCCATCATACCATGTAAACCGAAGCTGTCCGTTCCAGTCGAACCAGGCGTTCGTCGCCATGATGCCCGCGCACCACTGTATGATGTTCCGATAGGTCATATCGCCCGCAACATTCGGCAGCGCCGCAATAACGACATTCGCGTTCGGCAGCGTGGATATGTCCGCCGCAAGCGTCACGCCGCACAGCGTGTTCACCTGTCCTACCAGTCCCGCAACCGTGGCCGGAAGCGTCAGCGCCGCTTCATCCACCACCGCTTCAAACCTGGTCATCCTGTCCAGGCAGGTCAACTCAATCTTGTTCAGCTTTCTCGGCTGCATGTCCGGCGTGAAATACCCGCAGGGAATCCAGTTGACAGTCGGGTTCTCCTGCGACCAGTCGGCAATGCCGATCTCCGCGAACAGCTCCGCCCCCTCAAAAGCAATGCCGCTGAATGCCCCGTTTACATTGTTCAGCTTCAATGTCATCTGTCCGGCAATTGCCGTCCCGACCTCCAGCTTTTCCCCGTTGCAGCAGTACCGGTCGATGTTGAACCCGCCGATTTCCACGTCCGCGTCCGTAATGCTGATGGACGTACCGTTTTTGTCCGTCCCGGTAATCCTCAACACCTGCCGCTGCTCCGCGTCAAAGAGGGCTTTGACAGCGCTTGAAACAGGATACATATAACGCCCTCCTTATCGTTCAATGATGTTAAACGCCAAAGTGCTGATACCCTTGGCACGATTGTAAGTCGAAACCTGCCTGTCGCCCACGTAGAACGTCTTGGTCAGAAACGCCATCGCCTTGTAGTCGTAATATTGCACATCCAGATATTCCGACGCATTGAACGCAGCCAATATCGTCTGCACTTCTGCGTCTGTGATATACTGCCATTCCAATTCAAGATGCACCTTTTGGGTTATCAATTCCTTGTGCATCAATCCGTCTTCAGTGCGCCCCGCGTCCGGAGACGACACGTCAGACAGCTTCCAGTCATATTTCGATGGGGAGGGGATGATTACCCCTCCCACGCTTTGAATCGGATTGTAGGCCTGGTTCGGCATATCCAGTCCCCCTTTAAGTCCCTACCGGAACGACCGTTGTTCCGGCCCTGCGGTTCATCCGGGTCATGCCCTGCGCAATGCTGCTTGCCGTGACCTCCGCCGTAAACTCCTTCGACGCGATTTCACGCATGAGCTGTACCTTCTCACGGTCGCGCTCGTCGCTTCGCGCCATGGCCGCCGTGAACGCGTCGTACATGGCGCTGTACATCGTGTCATAGTCCGAGCCGTCGTTTCCGCCGCCTGTATAGACATTCGCCTCCAGCGACACGCCGCTCATGGCGCTGTGAACCGCGCTGTACATCGCAGCCGCAAGCTGGCTCTTGTTCAGAACCTCAGTCCTGCCGCCGACATGCCCCACGATCTCAGGCCCGGCTTCTCCGGCCAGGAACAGGGAGCCGTGCGTCGCGGCGTTCATCGTGCCTCCGGCGTATTGCGGAATTTTGCTCCACTTGCCGCTTTCAAATATGCCGCCGAGCGCCTGCGTCTCAAGCGTCCATGTGTTCGCGTCGTGGGCGTCGCTTCTCAGTACGACCTTCTTCCTGTTCTGGTCGATCTGCAACTCCGCCTTGATGGTGGTTCTGAGATTTTCCAGACCGAGAGCGGAAATTGGGGTACCTCCCCATCCCCGCAACAGATTGGCGACGACCTCTGACATCAGGTTGTCCAAACCAAGATTCCCGGTCGGTGAGCCAAGCCAGCCTTGGGCCAGGAAGGCAAGTATCGTGAGCGCCGTGCCGAATATGTCTTCAATGCTCATGCTGCCGCGCTCTTTTCCGGTCAGTTTGGCCAATACGCCGCTAAGCACTGTACCAAAGATCCCGCCGAAGGTCTTACTCCCGGGGTCTTTCCCGGTCAACTTCGCAAGCACGCCGCTAAGCACCGTACCAAAGATTCCTCCGAAGGTCTTGCTTCCGGGGTCTTTTCCGGTCAGTTTGGCAACCACGCCAGACAATACCGTTCCGAAAATCTCAGGGAAGGTAAGACTTCCTGCCGCCTTTCCAGTCAGTTTGCTTTTCGTATTGAACGAAGCGCCATACACGTCAGTAAGGGTTTTGCTTCCGAACACTTTCCCTGTCAATTTGCTCTGTGTGTTGAATGACGCGCCGAACAAATCAGGAAGGGTTTTACTTCCGGGCGCTTTACCCGTCAATTTGCTCTGTGTGTTGAACGATGTTCCGTATATGTCCGGCACGATTTTGCTGTCATCGGTTTTCCCGGTCAGTTTGCTCTTTGTGCCGAACATCGTACCGAACACATCCGAGAGTGTTTTGCTATCAACGGTTTTCCCGGTCAGATTGCTCTTGGTTAAGAACGATGCTCCAAAAATCCCAATAGGCGTTTTGCTGTCATCGGTTTTTCCTGTCAAATTGATCTTCGTGTCGAAAGACTCTCCGTATTCATCCGTAAGCGATTTACTCCCCGGCACCTTGCCGATCAGATCAGCCTGAACGCCAACCACAGTGTCCTTGATCGGATTGAGCGTGAATGAGTTGGGACCTGTCTGATACCGCGATGTCTGGAAGCCTTCTCCGGGCACCGCGTTAACCGGCACATCAATCGACGGCAATACCCATGTGCTCATGCCGTCAATCGGCGCAACGCCGCTCACCGTGTTGATCTGCGTATTGATGCCGTAGGAGTTGGCGTTTTCGTTCAGCCCGGCGGTGTTCTTGATAAGTCCCGCGGTGTTCTTATCCACCGATTGCCCCAGCTTTGTGGCCACGCCAGACAGCTTCTGGTTGTCCTTTTGCAGCCCGGCCGTATATCTGCTGTAATAGTTGTCCTCATCTTCCTCGGCGTATGCGGTGGGGAAAAGCAATTCCCAAAGACTGCCAAAGAACCCGCGATTCTGGTTGTGACTATTTATCCTGTATTCCTCGTCCGCTGCCACGGCGGCGTTGACCTTTGTGGGGTCGTTTCCACCAGCCAGTTCAAGCGCCTTTTCGTAATTGCCGGAGTTAAGGGCCTCCACAATCTCCAGTGTGGTTTTGTCCAATTCGGGTTCGATTGTTACGGTCAGGCTGCCTACAACACCGTTCCACCAGTTTGAAACGTTTTTCCACCAGTCACGCGCGTCATTAATCACACCGACGGCGAAATCCGCGCCCTTCTTTACAAGGCCGTTCCACCAGCCCTTGACGCTGTCCCACCATCCGGCTACGCCGTTAACCACACTGACGGCAAAACTCGCGCCCTTCTTTACAAGGCCGTTCCACCAGCCCTTGACGCTGTCCCACCATCCAGCTACGCCGTTAACCACACTGACG